CTCGAAGCTCGCCATTGGCACTAACGGGCAAGTGCTCACTGCTGATTCCGCTGAAACAACGGGGATGAAGTGGTCCACAATTGCAAGTGGAACAGTCCTAAGTGTTAATGCCACTGCGCCATTGTTTGTGGTTAGCGGCACAACTACTCCTCATCTCACTGTTAGCGGCGCCACCACTTCCGCAGTGGGCGTAGTTCAGCTTTCTGACTCTGTTTCCACTACTAGCTCAATACTGGCTGCCACTCCCACTGCTGTCAAAACTGCTTATGACCTAGCAAACTCTGCGCTGCAAAGGGCTGGCGGGACGATCACTGGCGAGCTATTGATTGGCAATGCTGGTAGCCTTGTATTTGAAGGGGCTACAAATGATAGTTTTGAAACTACACTCGCCGTTGCTGATGCCACTGCCGACAGAACAATTACATTGCCTAATGTTACAGGCACAGTAATTACCACTGGAGACACTGGCACTGTTACTAATACAATGCTCGCTGGCAGCATTGCCGACACTAAGCTTAATACTATTTCCACCGCAGGAAAAGTTAGCAATAGTGCCACTACTGCCACTAGCGCTAACACTGCTAGTGCAATTGTTGCTCGCGATGCAAGTGGTAATTTCTCCGCTGGAACTATTGATGCCACCATTGATGATGGCACATATTGATTGAAGATAATTAGACTGATTAAAAGCTAAGTCTCGGCCATTTAGGCGTTAAGAGACGTTTTTAATCATGACGATTAAGCATCTTCGTTCGTCCACTCTTGATAAGCGTCCTCAGCCTTCTGGCATGGCTGATGGCCAGTTGGCACTTAACACTGCTAGTGGCAGCCCTGGACTATTCTTCAAGGATACCAATGGCTCTCTGGTAAAGATTGGTCCCGTCCATGTGGGCAGCACTGCTCCCAATGCAAGCCCCGCAAGTGGCGGCACTTCTGGAAATAGCCTTGGAGAGCAATGGTTAGATACGAGCGGGGGAGGCTATTTATTTAAGATTTGGGACGGTGCTGCATGGCGCAGTGAAACCGGGGAATTTGTAAACGCATCTGGCGATACGATGACTGGCCCATTGGTTCTCGGACCATCGGCAAGTCTTATTTTCGAAGGCTCCACAGACGATGGTTTCGAGACGACGCTAACTGTTGTCGATCCCACTGGAGATCGTACTATTACATTGCCAAATGTTGATGGCACTGTAATTACCACTGGAGATACTGGCACGGTTACCAGCACAATGATTGCTGATAGCACGATTGTCAATGCAGATATTAATGCCAGCGCCGCCATTGACTACAGCAAACTTGCGGCGCTAACCAGCGGCAACATCATTGTTGGCAATGCAAGTAATGTTGCGACTAGCACTGCAGTGACTGGCGATGTGACGATCAGCAATTCTGGCGTCACAGCGATTTCCAGCGGAGCCATTGTTAATGCTGATATTAATGCTAGTGCTGCAATTGACTACAGCAAGCTAGCCACGCTTACGAGCGGCAACATTGTTTTAGGCAATTCAAGCAATGTGGCCACCAGTACGGCTGTCACGGGAGACGTGACGATTAGTAATACTGGCGTCACTGCCATTTCAAGCGGTGTCATTGTCAATGCTGATATCAATGCAAGCGCTGCCATTGATTACAGTAAGCTCGCAGCTTTAACATCTGGCAATATTCTTGTTGGCAGTGCCGGCAATGTCGCCACGAGCACTGCAGTGACTGGCGACATCACGATTAGCAATGCTGGCGTGACGGCAATTTCTAGTGGTGTCATTGTTGATGCGGATATTAATGCTTCTGCAGCAATTGCCGATACAAAGCTTGCAACGATTTCTACTGCTGGCAAGGTGAGTGGCAATGCCATTACGAGCGGCACGATCAGTGGATCCACTGCAATATCCACGTCTGGCTCAATTGTTACAAGCGGTTTGGCTTCTAGTAGCACGCTTGCCGTTGGTCAAACGAGCGTGGCCACTAACACAGATCTAGACCTCGCTGGCACGTATGCACAGACAGTCGTCACTGTTTCTGCTCTTGATATTAATTGCTCTACTGGCAACTATTTTATTAAGACGATCAGCGGAGCCTCTGCTTTTACTGTTAGCAATGTTCCTGCTAGCAGGGCCTATGCTTTTACATTAGAGCTCACTCAAACCAGTGGCGCAGTGACTTGGCCCAGTGGTGTGGAATGGCCAAATAGCACGCCTCCCACTTTAACTGCAGGAAAAACTCATCTATTCATGTTTGTCACTGATGATGGCGGCGCACGTTGGCGTGGTTCTTCTCTGTTAAACTACACCAACTGATAGGAGATAACTAATGGATCCCAAAACACTACAACTCCTGATGGGTTCTTCTAGCGCCGGAGCAGTCGTCGATAAAAACTACATTGAAGATGTATTTAGCACCTGGCTTTATACAGGCAATGGCAGCACGCAAACTATTACCAATGGGATTGACCTAAGCACAAAAGGCGGCCTTACGTGGATTAAATCACGCGGTGGTACAACAGGGCATCGATTAACAGATACAGTAAGAGGCGCCACCAAATCTATTGCATCTAATTCAACTAGCACAGAAGCGACAGAAAGCACGGGATTGACAGCATTTACAACTTCCGGTTTTTCTATCGGAGCTGATCTAGATTACAACACTAGTTCAGCAACCTATGTTTCCTGGAGCTTTCGCGAGCAAGCAAAGTTCTTCGATATCGTTACATATACAGGAAACGGAGTAGCTGGAAGAGCTATAAATCACAACTTAGGCAGCACACCTGGCTGCATCATCATTAAAGACCGTTCGGCAGGCTTTGACTGGCTTGTCTGGCATCGATCCTCAACTACCGGCTTCTTTTTAAACACTGCGGATGCTCTCCAGGGTCAAGCTGCGTACTTTTTTGGCGATGGCACTACCTATACAGCACCGACATCAACAACTTTTACGGTAGGAAACGATGGACGCGAAAACGCCAACGGTACTACTTATGTTGCTTATGTATTTGCACATGAGGCTGGCGGATTTGGAGATAGTGGTAACGACAATGTAATTAGTTGCGGTAGCTACACGGGGAACGGTAGTACAAATGGTACGGCTGTAACTTTAGGGTGGGAACCGCAATGGTTATTGATTAAACGCGTTAACTCCACCGGCGACTGGAATTTAATCGACAATCTAAGAGGTTTTGTTGTCGGTGGTACTGACGCTGAACTTAATCTAAACCTAACAAATGCTGAAAGTACAGGAACTTTTGTTACGCCTACAGCCACCGGCTTTCAATTAAACACAACAGATATTGGATACAACGCTAATTTAAGTAACTACATTTATGTAGCGATCCGTCGCGGGCCGATGAAGACGCCTACGGATGCGACGAAGGTGTTTGACGTTGACGCTCAAGCAGGAGGCAGCTTTGTCACGACATCATTTCCTGTTGATCTTTTGTTGCTCAAGAGGCGAACCAATGTAGAGACGACGTATGCCTTATCCCGTCTACAGGGAGGAACTCAGTACCTAGAAACTGCTTCTGCAGGCGCTGAACAGACAGCAGGTGCCAGTCCGCTCATTCGTTTTGACTCCAATGTTGGTGTCGAGGACGACTTCTCTGCCAGTGGGTCAAGTCTTGCCTATTTCAATTTCCGCCGCGCCCCCGGCTTCTTCGACGTGGTAGCTTATGCGGGCTCTGGATCGGCGCGTACAATAACCCATAACCTAGGCGTAATTCCCGAATTAATTTTTGTTAAACTCAGATCTTCACCGGGCGGCTCTTGGGCTGTGTACACAGCATCCACTGGAAACACTAAATACTTATTTCTTAATAGCAGCGCTATCCCAGCCACAAGCTCTACTTACTGGAATAATACAAGTCCTACAAGCACCGTATTCAGCTTATCAACCAGCAACGATGTAAACGCACTCGGTGCTACTTATATTGCATACTTATTTGCTTCCTGCTCTGGCGTCAGCAAAATTGGTTCTTACACAGGCACCGGTACCACGCTCGACGTGGACTGTGGTTTTACAAACGGAGCCCGCTTAGTGGTTATTAAGCGCACTGATAGCACGGGTGATTGGTACGTATGGGACACAGCACGCGGGATAATTAGCGGCAACGATCCCTATTTCCTTCTCAACTCGACCGCAGCAGAAGTAACCAACACCGACTACATCGATCCACTGAGCTCTGGCTTCCAAATCAGCTCCACAGCACCTGCCGCCATCAACGCTTCAGGTGGTACATACATTTATTTGGCGATAGCCTGAATCTACATTTCCCATCGTTTTTTCTTCATCATGGAATTTCGCAATCGCAACACTGGCGCCATCGTTACAGCAGATGAATTCCGCGCCCAATTTCCAAACACAAGCTTTCCGCAATTATTAACGCCAGACATCCTTAATGATTTTGGCTACGACCCTATCTTGGAAGGCCCTCAGCCCACTCTCATTCCTCCCTACCAATACTCACAGCTTGACGGCATTGTGGAAGTGAATGGTCAATGGTTCACTCATTACATTGCCGTCACCCCCGATGCGGAGCAAAAAGCTCGCATGGACGCTGCTCAAGCAGAAGGCGTTCGTACCACTCGCAACAGACTGCTTGCCGATTGCGACTGGACTCAACTGTCTGATGCTCCCGTAGACAGAGCTTTGTGGGCTGCTTACCGCCAAGAGCTGCGTGACGTTAGCAATCAGCCTGGCTTCCCATGGCAAGTGGTTTGGCCAGAGAAGCCATAAGCTGCGTATCAACTACAATGTTGCTTTCACCATTGAACAATGGCAGCAAAATCAAAGATTGGCATTAGCGGGCAGAAGCTGTTCTCGCCTGGCAAGCCAAAGAAGAGCCGTCAAGGGCAAGGTAAAAACAGCAAAGCAAATCATGGCCGTAAGCTGCGTAAGGGACAGGGGAAGGGCTAAATTCCTTTTCTTATTTGCCTAATACGTGCAGCGGTTACTCCATAGAAATTGGCCAGCTTGCCGCTAGATAGTGGTGATTTAATAATGGCTGGCCATTCTTCTTTGGCTATTTTGCGAAAATTGTTTGACCGTCCTTTTGCAATCTTGTCGTCACAATTGTCTTGATGTGTACCCAAAAACAAATGGCGAGGATTAAAGCAGGCAGGATTGTCGCAATGATGACATACAATTAAGCCTTCTGGAATGGGCTCTGCGTAATGAGCTTCCCATGCAAGACGATGTGTCATCATGCGAGTTTTGTCGTCAAGCCTAATGCGCACATGTCCCGCTCTTGAGCGATCAGTGTGCGTGGTCTCCCAGCATTCATCATCGTGGTCTCCTTGGGAATTTTTCCAGAGCCGTTCTAGAACGTTTTTAGGCGAAATCCTGCCGTTTTGAGTCCGTCCATAATAGATCATGACTGGCTAAAGTTCGCTGTGCATTTTGCGTCAATATCTTACCATGACACCGATGTTGCCTTGCTTGGGTCAAGGTAAATAAGCGAAGGGCCGAAAGGCCCTTCTTTTTTGTGCGTACAATAAAAGAAAGTCATTATTGTCATGGGACAAGTTATTAGAGGCGGCGAACAGTTTGAAACTCATATCGAAGCAGATTATCGTGGCAAGATTTTACAAAAAGGCCCAGATAGTGGAAGCGTTGATGCATTTGGCAGGCAGCGCACTAGTGCTCCTTATACGCTTTTTGATAGCACGATGCGCTATGACAAGCGTCCAGATCAATGGTACGATCAGTTGGTTGGTGGCGGCACGTCTACATTTTTAACGAATCAAAGTAGTGTTGCAATGAGTACGACCACTGCATCGGGAGATACAGTGTTGCGTCGGACTAAGCAAAATTTCCCTTATCAGGCAGGCAAAAGCATGATGCTTTTGCAAAGTTTTGTTGGCGCTCCGCTTGCTTCGGGCCTCATTCAAGAAGTGGGGATTTTCAATGACCAGAATGGCGTGATGGTACGAGCTAGTGGCACTACGTTGCAGTTTGTCATTAGAAGCTATGCATCAGGCGTGGTCACAGAAGACGTGGTGAACCAAGCTGATTGGAACATTGACACGCTCAGCTCCATTGATTTTTCTAAAGCTCAAATTTTTGCGCCAGATTTGGAATGGTTGGGCGTGGGTCGCGTTAGGTGTGGCTTTGTCATTGAAGGAGAAATCACTTATTGTCATGAATTTAAGCATTTTAATGAGCTAAATAGCGTTTATATGAGCACGGCTATTTTGCCATTGTCCTATCGTATTCATAATGCTACGGCTCAGGCTTCTTCTGCCACGATGAAGCAGATCTGCTGCAGCTTATTGAGTGAAGGCGGTTATGAGCCTGATGGTGCCATTTATTCAGTAGGCCATGATCTTGATAATATTCCAAATACATCTGGCGAGCGCATCACTGCTGGCATTCGCATGGCCAGTGGCCGCACTGGGAATGTCATCTTGCCAGTAAGAATTTCTACTACCACTGCCTCCACTGATGTGGTGCTATGGCGATTGCGTCTTAATCCAACGCTTTCTGGCGTTACATGGGCTGCAGCCGATAATGGTCGAGGTAATGTAGAAGTGACGACAAGTGGTATTGCCACGGGAGGAACAATTATTGATGCTGGATTTGTCAGTCAGGGAGCCGCTAATAATTATGCAGTGGCAGAAGCCATTCGCTTGGCTCTGGGGCAAAATGCATCTGGTGTAAGCGACACTTTGGTTTTAACTGTTGATAGCGCTATCAACGCCAAAGCGCTCGGCTTGATTGGCTGGGTGGAAGTAGTTTAAATAAATTACAATAAAGAAAAAGGAGCGCCATGATTACGCCAGGCAAACACGACATTACTATTTATCAAGGCGCCACCTTTGAGCTGCAAATTCAGTACAAAGATAGTAGTGGTACACCCGTCAATATGAGCGGCTACACCATTGCTTCTAAGCTTTATAACAGGCTTGGCACAAGTAAGCTTGCTGATTTTGCAGTGAACTACGTGAGCCAAGCAAGTGGTATTTTCAAGATTCGCTTGGAAGCTTCTGGCACTGAAAACATAAATGAACAGGGGCAGTACGATGTGTTGGTAACTGAGCCTGATAACACTGCTTATTATTTATTAGAGGGCACTGCCTTCTTCAACCAAGGACTTAGCTGGCAATGACGGTAGTCTTACAGAACAATGAGCCAACCATCGCCATTACAGCAGAGCAATCCACTGTAGTTGTCAATGAAGAAGCAAATGCAATAGAAATTATTGCAAATAATTCTCCTTCCATTGAAGCCATTGCTTCCACGGAAGTGAGCTTAACTTTTTTCGGGCAAGGTCCACAAGGCGCCATTGGGCCACAAGGAGAAAAAGGGATTAATTTAGACGAAACTGCTAAGATTAACGGAAGCATTATTTACTATGATGCTGCGTCTTCTAAATTCAAGGCAGACGCAAGCGTCACTAAAACATTAATCACAGACGGGGGCAATTATTGATGGCTAATACTATTCGCATCAAGCGCCGTGCCAGTGGAGCCGCCGGAGCCCCCGCAAGTTTAGCTAACGGAGAAATCGCCTTTAATGAGGTGGATGATACGCTTTATTATGGCAAAGGAACTGGCGGACAAAACGGAACTGCCACTACTGTTGAAACCATTGGCGGCATAGGCG